CCAAAATACGGCAAGCGAGACAGTTAGCGCGGTCTGCGCCGCGTGGGCCGATTCGTGCGGTACATGGTCAGAGAAAGACACGCTGAGAACCCAGCAGGAAACCGATCACTGCTATCGAGTACAGCGGGCGGTGTGCAAGGACTATGAATGACCGATGTGCGCAACGAAAAAATGCCCACGCCATGCGCGAATGGGTAAGGAGAGATTTTGCAGCTCGTCGATATGATGCCGCAGCTCCAGATCGGATTGGGCTTGATCAACGTCTTGATTCTGGCGTTCATTGTGCCGCTACGCAACGCCATCAAAGACCTGTCGGACAGCGATCGTGCGCTGGCCGCGCGGATTGCCGCCCTTGAGCTGAAGGTAGCGGAGAATTATGTGCAGCGTAACGAGGTCACCGAGCAGCACCGGGAGGTCTTGAAAAAGCTGGACAGCATCGAGCAGCGCCTGCAGGTGCGCATAGACCACATGGACTCGGCGAAGGTAGACAAATGAAAAAAGCTGAAAAGATTGTAGCTATCGCGTTCAGCTACTGGCGGCATGCAGCGTGGGGAGCTGTTGGAGTTCTCTGCGGGCTAGGAATAGCGAGCCTGCTAACGTGAAGCTGACCCTGACCCGATTCTGCTACGCGCCGCACGCTACCTTCGGGCAGATTCGGTTTGGTGACGGTCTCACCATATATACTGTTGAGAAGCCTTGGCAGGACAACGAGCCGTTCCTCTCCTGCATACCTGAAGGCACGTATCGCTGTACGTGGCAGCCTACAACGACATCTGTTCCCGCAAGTTTCAATGGCCATACGTGGTACGTCGAAGGCGGCAACGGGTTAGTTGGGCTCAATCTTGGCGTAAGGACGCGCATCGCGTGGCACAAAGGGAACACCTCCGATGATGTGCAGGGCTGCATAGCCGTTGGCCAGCGGCTCGGCACGGTATCGGGCAAATGGGCCGTGGTGGGCAGTCAGGATGCCTTGATAGCGCTCCGGTCACGGCTGCCGGATGAGTTTGAACTTGAAATCAAGTTGGGAATGGCCGCTTGAAGGCCATCGGTTTTCTGGCGCTGTGCGCCGTTATTCAACTATTTGCTGCGACTTCCAACGCTCGCGCCGAACGAGATATGGGTCGCGGGGGCCGGTAATGACGGATTACGTTGTCGTCTGTTCGATCACGTATCCCGACGACCAGCCGGGCGCGCAGGACACCTTTAACCAGTTGGCGGCGCGCATGGTGAACAGTTCCGTAGCGAGGATCGGTGAGGCTGGAGAGCGCACTAGCTACTGCGTCATGGGATCAGAGAATCCTGACGGCACGCTAACCGTGATCGACAAGCGGCACGTCGATATTTTTGGCATCGTTCGTTCCGGTGAACCTGATCCGGCTATTCCGCCGAATTGGGTTCAGCCTACCGGCGCACAGGATGCGTATCCGCTGACTGACGTGCGTGGCGATCCTGCCCGTGTGCAGGTGGCTGGCGTGATCTGGGAAAATACATCTGCGGCAAACACGTTTGCGCCGGGCGTGTTTGGATGGGATGAGATAGGGCCTGTTCAGTAATGCTACGCGAACAGCCAGTGCCGGATTTTTGGGATGCAGGGTACTGGTATGTGGTCCCGTGCGACCTCACGTCCCGCCCTGGATACAGAATGCCCGCCGCCGCCCCGCCTAGATGGACGGCGGTCTATGGCGTCGTCAATGGAGTTGACTACGCGCTGATCCGCACCCCTGATCTGTGGCTGAATGCCCCGGACGTTGTTGTGACCGTAGATGATGTCTTGCAAGCCGCGCGAGCCGATGGCTTCCACCCTGCGGGCCTGATGGCAAAGCCGGGGATGAGGGTTAACGGGAAATAATGTCTTTTTCCACTGATTTTTCAGAGCTTAGTGATGGCGACAGACTAGAAACGTCTGCGGATTGGACGCTGGATGCTCCTGTTCCTGGACGCCGTTATCTAGTTAAGGATACGGTTCTTGGTGCTACTGGCGTTCGCTTTGCTCAAGATAATGGTGACCCCCTTAATGTTGGTGCAAGGTATTTATTGCCAGACCAAGGAGGCGCAGACCATTATCTAAATATAAGAAACGCCGAATTAGACGCTGGGGAGGCTTGGGTCGCAGCCGTTCGGGTTGGTGCTTCTGGATCAGATCCCGAGCATGTTGGATTAGAGCACGTTGGCACTGGTTCATCAGGGTATAGGTTTCGAGATACTCATGGCGAGGTTAGCGTCACATTCCAGGGCGTAGCAGACGCTTGGTATAGGATGGAGGCCGAAGGCACTACATACCGCATTTTTTCAGGAGGCAATGGCGCAACTCCGGGAACGTGGTCCCAAATTGGGAGCGACCAAACTGGCGCTACCACTAGCACCACAAGCACAAGCATGGGTTTTGTTAATCAACTTTTCGGCTCTGGTACAAAACTGTATGCAAGAAACATTGAGGCGGGCGTCCTTGGCGGTGGCGGCACGACGGTATCGGCTGTTACCGAATCTTTACAGGTATCTACTGGCCAAGCGTCTATATCTCTAGACCAAGCTATCGAAGCGGCACTACGTAACTTGTCGCTTTCGACTGGACATGGCGTCGTATCCCTAGACCGTACACTTGGCGCGAATGTCGAGGCCATTCATCTGCGGACCAATCAGGCGGGAGTGGCTGCAGATAGTTCGTTTTCGGCAAGCGTACAGTCCATTCTGGTGGGCACGTTCGCCGCCAGCACGTCCACAGGCACTCAACTTTCTGCCACGCTGCAAGGCATAGCGCTGACCACCAATCAGGTGCAGGTCATCCGCGATACGGCCTTGTCGGCCGTCGCGCAGGAAGCAACGCTTACCACACAGCCCGCAAATGTCGTATTGGGCGCCTCGATAGGTGCTGCTTCGCAGGACATAGCGCTGAGCACTTTCATGGCGCAGGTCATCCGCGACATAGCCCTGTCTGCTGATTCGCAGGGTATGGAGATACACACAGACCCCGCAAACGTCACGCTGGGCTCGGCCATAGCAGGCGATTCCCAAGGCATCAACCTGACCACGTTCCAGTCCGGCATCGAGCTTGAGGTGACTATTCAAGGCTCGATGCAAAACATCAGTGTGGAAACATTGGCGGCTAGTGTCGGGCTTGGGTCGAACATAGCAGCCTTCACGGAGGCTATGCAGTTGACTCCACAGGGCTTCGCTGTGGAGTTTGGCTCGTCCGTGGAAGCCAGCACAGAGCAGGTGCATCTGTCTACGTTTGGTGCTACGGTATCCGGGGATCTTGCAGCAATACTTGCTCAGGGGCTTGAGTACACTTTGCCCATCAATAGGATGCACTTTAAGTTCACAGGGGAGGACGGCTAATGGCTGCCGGTAACGTTGTTTTTTACGAGCAGTTCTACGTGGACGTGTTGGAAGGCATCCACGACCTTGAAAACGATACGATTAACCTCGGGCTTGTATCCGCGACCTACACGCCGACTGCGGCTGACGCGGACCCTCGCTGGGGCGCTGGTGGTACGACTGACACCAGCACAAACGAAGTCACCCCCGGAGGAAACTACCCTGCGGGTGGCCTTAACGTCGCCAACCCTTCAGTCACGCTGGTGTTGGGGGAAGGTGAGTTTGATGCGGACGACGTATCTGCGCTGCAGAATGTTTCCAACCCTTCTGGCGCTAGGTGGGGAATCCTCTACAACAACACGGCGGTAGGCAAGCAGGCCATTGGCTATTTGGACCTTGGTTCAGTCATTGACTTGTCTGCGGGCGATTTCTCTGTCGCGTGGGACGTAAACGGCATTGCAAGATTGGGAGCAGCACCGTAATGGCTAACCAAGCAACGATAAATCCGACCACTGAACAGAAAGCGCTTCGCAATATTGAGCGCTACAAAAAGCTGGTCACTTTGATCATCCCGAAGCGCGTAGCCAAAGGGCTGCCGGTTGAGAGCTACCAAGCCGAAGCCGATCGACGCAAGGGTGAGATTGAGGCTCTGAAAGCCGCACTGGCTGAAGTGGATTAATCTCGATGAGTAGGCGGGTCGCCCCCGAATGCAGGGCCATATACGCCAGCGAGATAAGAGCCGTTTCCGTAGACTTTTCCGGCGTTCTGGATGAGGGGGAGACGCTTACATCTGTTTTGTCGATCGACGATCCAAGTAACGAGCTGGCAATTACAGGGACGCAGGTAAATTCAGCACCTGTCGACATCAATGGAGTGTCAGTTCCTGCGGGTTTGGCTGTCCAGTTCCTCCTCGACCATAATGGGGCCACTCAAGGGAACCGACTGATCGACATCGAGTGCTCTACCTCTGCGGGGCAGGAGGTTGTGGGCTCTGTCCCCATTAAGGTCTATGGCTAACCGATACTTCTTCGAGGGCCGTAACACAGCGGTGATCGCTGATTCCGCGAAAGAGGCCAGAGAAAAGAAAAAGCGCGGTGGCGACAAGATCGTGAAGGTTCACCGGAACGTAACGCCGCCGAAGAACGGCGCATGGGACAGGACACGCAAGGATGGAAAATCCCCGGCCAAGTCGGCACACGGCAAAGGCCGAGGGTATGGGCCGCCGAGACGGTGAGCGCGTGTCCGTCATGGTAATGAAGAGAGGGCGCAGGCATGAAGAATTACGGGAAAAGCAAGCCGAAGCGGAAGGCCACGACAAAGCCCAAGATGGGCTCGAAGGGCCGGAAGCGTAAGTAAACCAGCGAGACGCTGACACAAAGGAGGAGGCGAGATGCCCCTGAAACTCGAAGTGGAATCCCTTGAAGGGATCGATGAATCAGTCCAGCCCCTGTACAAGCCGGTAGGTGAAGGCGAGAAGCCCGAAAAATACCAGCTCGACGTAGAGGGTTTGCCGGACACCAAGGGCCTGAAGTCCGCGCTCGAAAAAGAACGCAAGGCCGCCAAGGAGGTCAGCAAGAAGCTCAAGGAGTACGAGGGCGTGGACCTTGAGAGGTACAACGACCTGCTGTCGCGCGAAGCGCAGCTAGCCGACGCCGACCCGGAAAAGATCGACCAGCTCGTTCAGGATCGAATCAAGAAGAACGACGAGGCGTGGCAGGGCAAATACAAGGAGCTTGAGAAGCAGCTCGAATCGAACAACTCGCGTCTCTCAGACCTCCTGATTTCCGACGAGCTTCGTCGGGTCGGTGCCGAGATGGGCGTCGAAGAAGGCGAACCGATGAACGACTTTCTCAACAGGGGGAAAGGCGTCTTTCGGCTTGTCGACGGCAAGGTGCAGCCGGTTGACTCGGAGGGGAACATCATCTACGGAGAGTCAGGCATTGAGCCCTTGACAATGCCCGAATTTGCGAAGACACTCCGAGAAACAGCGAAACACCTGTTCAAATCCAGTTCCGGAGGGGGAGCCTCCACTACTGGTAGCAGCGGCGCGGGAAGCGGCACTGTTCAAGCGAAATCGGATCTCAAGAACAATCGCGAGAAAGCGCAGTTCATTGGGAAGCACGGTAGAAAGGCATACCTCGAATTGCCTGATACCAGAGAAAGTTAACGGGAGGCTCCCATGGCCGGTACGGCAGCAGATTTTGTCATTTATCACGAGGAGTTCTTCGGCGGCTTTTCAGAGGCCCTCGAACAGAACGCCGACGTGTTCAACGCAGCTTCGAACAACTGCATCCAGCTTCGCGCCAATCGCCTGATGGGCGAGTACGAGAAGGAATCGTTCATCCAGAACGTGAACAACCTCGTGACCCGTCGCGACACGACCTCCACGGCCGCCGCTGCCGATCTGACCATGGGTCAGGACGAGTTCGTAGGCGTGAAAGTCAATCGGAAGATCGGGCCGGTGGCGAACACGCTCGACTCGTGGCGCAAGATCGGCGAAGACGCGCAGACGATGAGCTTCGCGCTGGGCCAGCAGATCGGTGCCGCCGCTGCCGTCGACATGACCAACACGGCTGTAGCCGCGCTCGCCGCCGCGATCTCGAACATCGGCGTTGGAGCCGCTGTTTACGATGGCACTGCGGGCACGCCGACGCATACCGGCCTCGTGGATATCATGGCCCTCATGGGCGATCGGCAGGGCGACATTGCCTGCTGGGTCATGCACTCCAAGTCGTACTTCGACCTTATGAAGGATGCCATCAACAAGAGCGCCGAGATCATCCAGCAGATGGCGGGCGTTACCGTGTTCTCCGGCACGGTTGCTTCGCTGGGCAAGCCGGTGGTTGTCACCGACACGCCTTCGCTGGTCGTATCCAGCACTCCTGACGAGTACCGCATCCTCGGCCTGACCGAAGGGGCCGCCATCATCGACGAATCCGAGCAGCAGGAGATTCTCTCCGACCCCGTAACAGGGCTGGAGAACCTCGTCATGCGGATTCAGGGCGAGTACGCCTACAACCTGAAGGTCAAGGGTTGCAAGTGGGACACCGCTTCCGGCGCGAACCCCACGGACGCTGCCATCGCGACGGCGGCGAACTGGGTCTACTCGCTCGACAGTGCCGTGAACGGCATCAAGGGCGGTCCCGGCGCACTCGGACGCTTCGACTGATTCACCTTGGGTTAGGGTGACTCTTGAGGGGGCCGCGAGGCCCCTTTTTTGTCTGGAGGTTCCATGGCCATAGATGCTGACCCCTCAAGCCCCGGCTTCAACTGCTACGTCTCTGTTGCAGAGGCTGATGTGCTTGCCGAATCCGAGCTTCACACCGAAAAGTGGGACTGCACGGTGGACCCTGCCGTAAAAGAACAGGCGCTTCTGATGTGTACGGGCCTGCTGGACACCTACATCCGGTGGAAGGGCGATGCTTCCGAGGCGGCGCAGAATCTGGGCTGGCCACGGCGGAATGTGCGGGTTCCCCAGCGCCCTGTTGGCGAGTATTACGCCGCCGACACCGTGCCGGAGATCGTCAAGCTCGCGACTCTGCGGTACGCCAACGTACTGCTCACAGAAAACATCCTGCAGGATCAAGAGACTGGTCTTACCGGGCTAGGTGTGGGCTCTATCCGCCTGCAGTTTTCTCGTCTCGATCGCAAAGATCCGGTGCCGCGCATCGTGCGCGACATGCTCGTGGACATTGGCACGTCTCGTGTTGGGTCGGGCTTTGCCAAAGTGGTTCGTGTATGAGTCTTCGAGCGCTGATTGCCAGCTCTGTGGCCACTGCGTTTGAGCAGCTCGACGACTTGGCCCAAACTATGGTCTACACTGAGCCCGCTGCTGGATACAGCCCAGATACCGGCCTGCTCGGTACGGCACAGTCCCACGCCTGCCAAGGCGTGATGACGGAGCTGGACGCCAAAGAGGCGCAGGGGGACATTCAGTTATCTGATCAGAAGGCCATTATCCATGCGGCCACGCTGCCGGTTACTCCGAACACTGGCGGATCGCTGAAAGTCGCTGGCGTGACGTACAAGATCCTGATGGTTCGTACTGATCCAGCCAGCGCAAGCCACGAGCTGATAGTGAGACGATGAAAGGCTGGAAGGTCAGGCCGGAGAAGTTCGCAGCCAAGACCCGCAAAGACTTCGCGGAGATGCTCGCCACGATCGGCCTTCAGGTGTACACCAACCTCGTGAACATGACGCCTGTTGATACAGGTCGTGCGCGGTCGAACTGGATTGCGTCGGTAGGGGAGCCCTCGGGCGACACACGAGGTGTACAGGAGCCCTTTTCCCTGATCATTCAGGCATCGACGACTTTCAAGGCTGAAAGGGTCACGAACTTCCCCGTACTGTTCATTGCTAACAATCTTCCGTACATTCAGCGCCTGAACGATGGGTGGTCCCAGCAGGCCCCAGCCGGATTTGTAGAGCGAGCCGTAGACAGTGTCCTTTGAAGCCCTCAGAGAGTCCATCGAGACCCGCTTCGCCGACAACTGGTCGGAGACGCCAGTTTCCTACGTCAACGTACCCTTCACGCCGCCGGCAGGAAACTGGGTACGCCTCGCTATTCTCACTGGAGATGGGCAGGCTTGGGGGATTACGGGCACTGCTGGCCACGTTCGAGACAGGGGCATCATCGCCATACAGGTTTTCGTGGCGACGGACACCGGCACTAAGCCGGCCATGGACCTTGTAGACGCGGCAAAAGCCATTTTCGAGTATCAGCGGTTCGATGGTATATTGACCCGAGCCGCTTCCGTCAGCTCTATCGGCCCAACCGATGGCTGGCTGCAGACCAACGTCACGATACCTTTCAGGAGGGTACGCAATGTCTGACGCAAACAGGGTATCGATCAAGACCGTTCCGGAGACTGTTTACGGGACCACTCCGACCGCAGGCACATGGCAGGCTCGGCGTTTTACGTCCTCCTCTCTGGCCGCCGCGCCGAACACCGTGATCTCCAACGAGATCCGCGCCGACCGCATGGTGCAGGATCTGGTGAAGGTGGGGGAGTCGCTTTCTGGCGATATCGGCGTGGAGTATTCCATGCTGACGCACGACGACCTGCTCGAAGCGCTGCTCGGCGGCACATGGACCGCTGATGTTCTGGAGGTCGGGGTTACGGAGCGCTCTTTCTCCATCGAGGTCGGCTACGAAGACTGGTCGCCGGTCCAGTACCGTCAGTTCAAGGGTATGCGCGTCGGAGCCATGAATATGGAGTTCGCGTATGGAGCCTTGCTTGAGGGCGGGTTCTCCTTTGCAGGCAACGAGGTTGCGGTGTCCACTACGTCGCTGGTTGGTGCTGGCTCTACCACTGCGGCGACTACCAGCGAGGTAGTTCAGGGCTCCACGGATATTTCGAGCATCCAGCTCGACGGTGCGCCTCCGGGCTCTATTGTTCGATCGATCTCCCTGAACATCAACAACAGCCTGCGTCCTATCGAGGGCATTGGCCGCGCCGGCCCCTACGATCAGGGCTATGGCCGGTGCATGATCAGCGGTCAGTTGATGATGTACTTCGACGACGTGGCCATGTACAACAAGATGATCAACAATCAGCGGGCAGCGCTTACGTGGCAGGTTGGGGACGGCGTTAATTCGCACACCTTCCTGATCCCTGCGCTCAAGTTCAACGACGGTGATCCTAGCACCGAGGCTATCGACACCGACGTAATGATCCCGCTGAATTTCACCGCGCTGTATGACGACACCGAAGGGACTTCGTTTCGGATTACTCGCGCATAAGCAACGGGCGGTGTGACGCCGCCCATGACAGATGAGAGGTCTGTATGCTGGTAAGTACGTCGGCCACACAAGTGGATACTGAGGGTCTGTGGGTTGATTTCGAAGAGGGCGTTAGGTTTCGCATTGCTCGCGCTGGGAACAGCAACTTCCTGCGGGTTTCTGATCGACTCGAAGCCCCACACCGAAAGGACATGCAACGCGGCCGCCTGTCCACGGAGAAGCAGCTTGAAATCCAGTGCCGTGCTATGGCCGAAGCGATCCTGCTCGACTGGGAAGGCGTGAATACCGCCGAAGGCCCGCTCGAATACAGCAAGGACAACGCCTACAAGGTGCTTCGCTACACGCCGGAGGTCAGGGACTTCGTCTTCGAAGTGGCGACGGACCACGAGAACTTCCGCAGCGAGGATATTGCCGAGACGGGAAACGGATAGCCAGCCTCCTTCTCTGGAGGCTGGATTACGACGAGGACGACGAGGCTGTTCTGGAGGCGAATGTCACGGATGACTACGTCCCAAAGGCTCTGCTGAGAAAGCCCGACCTCTGCTCCTACGAGCACCGCATGTTGGCTCGCTACGTCGTCATCAGGGGTATGTGTGAGGGTCCAATGACCCTTCATGCAATCGACCGCTACTTGGCGTACTATCCCGTTGATGACACGCATTTCTTCATCGATCTGATGCTGGAAATCGACAGGAGATACCGTGGCGGAATCGACGCTCGTAGTAAGGATTGACGGCAAACAGGCCGAGGCACAGGCCAAGCGTCTTGAGCGGGCCATGGCCGGCATGGGCAAAGCAGGCGACAAGGCCGCTGAGTCCGCAAACCGCAACTCCAAGGCCATGACTGCTCTCAAGGGGACGGCAGTCGTGGCTTCTCGCGCTATTGTCGGGCTTGGGGCGGCGTTTGGCGGCCTCGCCACTGCCAGCCGCTATATCGCCACCATGTCGGACTCCGTGGCCCAGTTCAG